GTGGGTTGTTATCATATTGCTGCCTGGTTTGTACTAGCACTCCGTGAGTACCGGCTCTGTTCACCATTCCTGAAACTACTCGAGCTCCTAAACTATGGATAGTGATAGTTTTGTAACTCGCAACCAGTGGTGCCAGCTCTGGCACAAAGGCTCCGTTGACGGAGACGACTACACGGTTTAAAGTCTGATCTTTCTTCAGACTAAGCCGGGTCGTACACTCCATCCACTGGGACACCTGCACTTGAGCTGGTCTTATACGTACCCCTAATTGTGGACCACGGGGTTGTGGTCTGGTTTGCACTGCATTGGAACGTCCTCGAGCCCTACTGGGCTGGGATGAACCGCCGCTCGTTCGTGCACGTCGGCGCGCCATTCTCAATGGGAGCGTTGGGAGATTGTTCTGTAACTATCTCAACCTGCAAACCAGCTAGAGTTTGCGCCCGCTCAACTCGGGCGTCCGCTAGTCTTTGTGCCTTCTGCCGCAAATGCTCTGGTAAGTGTCTGAAATAGTAGAGCAGTTGAGCCCGATACTCAGAGTATTTGGGATCGGCAGGGTTGTGGGACAAGAACCGGTAAAGTGTTTTTGAGTAGTCCTCTGGGTACGCCACACCCCTAGACATAAACAGTTGGCTGCAAAAAGAGAACCCTTTAAGCCCCGGATACAACGTGCATTGCTTCACGGGATGTCCAATTTTCTCAAGCCACTCTACCAATTCCTGAAACCAGATTTCGAAGCTGTCATCACCCATTGCTTTGATGCCCAATAGGAATTGACACAGATCAATCCGACCAGCTTTCAATCTCGCAAACAACGTAGCACACACGCGACCACGCGAGTTGGTCGACGATGTGTTATAGTCGCCTGAGAGTTGGCCACCGGGGAAAGTCTGTTCAAACAATTCTCCATCGGGCATGGCAAAAGTTGAGTTGCCTACGACGTGCGCATGGACGCGCAGCAGGAACCTGAAAACTGAGTTCTCAGTCGAACCGGCCAAGTCAGCACGTATGTCAGCATCTATCAAAAGCTCCCAGAACTGCATAGACCAGTCCCAGGCTTGGATATCCGTTGTACACAGGTCTCCTCCTTTTGCCATAGTTTCAGCAATCTCATAGATGATGC